TGGACAGTGTCACATGGCACTCAACAGCGGAGTTCCTATACTGCAGGAGTTTGCGCTCTTACTCAGGAGGGCGCATCCTACGTTACTGAGAGAACTTCCCCGTTCTTACCTTTATCGGTTGGGAGGGGAAACCGACCCATGGATTGCTGAGCCGTCAGTGATTACAGATGAGGCACGCGAAGATTTTAGTCTTGCATTTGGTATTACATCCGAAGAGCAAATACAAGCAGAGCGCTTCATGTCCGAAATGACAGGAGATCAATTGCTTAGGCTTGCACCGCACCGGGAGGTGCTGGCCGATAAACGAGACGACAAACATCACTCTCTCTTTTATCTTGACTAACTATCTTAGCGGAGAATCTGTATAGCGACACTCATAGTTAATCCAACATGCCTAACAACAACAACAACAAGTCTAAGCAGACAACGAAGTCCACCAAGAGTGGCAAGCAGAAGTCAGGTGCTCAAGGAAGCATGAACGGCGCCCAGCGTCAAGTTGCAGTTGCCTATGGAGGTAGCATAAGACAACGAGCTCCAACAATGAGGAGCCAAAACGGTAGCATGGTTGTAATCCACCGGGAGTATGTCTCAGACATCACTTCCGCTGCAACAACAGCCTTCAATGCCACACAACTCCCTATCAATCCAGGGATGAGTACATTTCCATGGCTCAGTACCATAGCTAAGAACTTTGAGAAGTATAGAATCAAGAAATTGACCTATCACTTCGAGTCACTTGTTGGCTCCATTACACCAGGTTCAGTTATGTTAGCCATAGATATGGATGCTGCCGATGCACTCCCGAGTTCTAAAGCACAGTTGCTGCAATCACAGAATGCAGCTAGATGTAATGTGTGGGCGACTTGTCAAACTAAGTTGCCCGAGGCGGCAAAGCAACTGTATAATCGCAGTTCTGCTTTAGCTTCCAACCAGGACATCAAAACCTACGACGTAGGTAACCTAACTGTTGCGACTCAGGGAGTCACACCCGCATCAACCGTAGTCGGTGAATTGTGGGTTGACTACGAGATTGAGCTGGCTATACCGCAAGCTTCATCTTAGCCCTAACAGGACGGAACTAGCCATTCAGTCCAATCTGCAGTTACCTAGAGTAACACAACCACCAGATTTATCTGATGTGGGAGGAAGCGCGTGCTTTAAAATCCTTCCAATTACCGGAACAGCTTGCCTTAATCGGCCGTCTGAAACTGGTATTACGACTTAAATCCTGTCGTTCTTATCAAGGTTCGTGTTGATACTAATACCTCGCATCTCGGCGGATACCGGTGCGCCAACAGGTGACCAAAACATATG